TAGAAAATTTTTCACCAGTCTTATGATCAAATGTTTTATATGTAGCACGCTCTTTTCTTTCATCTGTTAATTCAATATCAGAAGTATGTAGCCATTTAAACGTATTTTTTAATTCTGCAGGAGACAACTGACCTTTCATAGCCTTTGAAATTAACTCACCTTGCGATTTAATAATCTCATCTACTGTGCCTACATAATTAGGATCTGTTTTATTATCAACACCTAATACTCTTAACAATCCTGCAGAATCTTGACGCTCGGATAATAAACCTTCTGTTACTTTTGTTTCAACAGGTTTTGCAGGTTTCTTTTCCAATACTTTTGCAAGTTTACCTTCAACATTAAGAATTCCAGTTCTTTCTCCAGCACCATAAAACGTAACCATATTTTGAGCTTTTGCAGCTTTACGTAAATCTTTCTCATTTAAACCTAATCTCTCATTTAAAACTTTAAACCGAGGATCATTAAAAGTTGCAGCAGCAATTTCATCATATAGCCTGCGTTTCTGATTTGTAGGTATGACATTAGATAACGAGGCTAACTGTTTGTTCTTCGTAGTTAACGCAATAATCTGAGCACCTGATGATGAAGCATCTTGTTCTAAAGCTAAAGCTGTTTTGTATGCATTCATAGAGCCGCCGGCTTTAAGATGATTATCTATCTTAGCAGCTTCCATAGCAAATCTCATGAACTTACCAAGTTCCTCACCTTCAATTAATTGCACCATATCTGATTCCAGAATGGCACGTAAATCTGCAGGTCTGGCTCTTAGCATTTTATTACCAAGGTCTACCATATCTGGCCACAATTTATCAGCAATCTTTTGGCGTCCAGTAAATGACAATGAATTATATCTACCTTCAAATACATCATTTAGACCCCCCATAAAGGCACCTATCTGATCTCTGAAGTTTCTATATCCATCTTCGCCAAGAACCTTTTCTACTTCAGTATTTAAGAAAGGTCTAAATGACTCTCCCGATTGCGGACTAATAAGGCCACGATCATAGATCCTAGCCCGATGATCGACAAAAGCATGATTACTGAAAGCGTAACCATTATTTCTAAGCCAATCCATAGATTTAAATCGCTCATATGCATCACCACGAGAAGAAATATAATGTTTATACTCGTTTAAATCATTATACTTTTTAGCATTACCACGATCATCTTCAAAGTATAGTAATTTCTGAGTAAAGTCGTAAAAGTCATTATCAATTTTATACTTGGATTTGGATGCCCAGTTAAGTGCATCTGCCATATTCTTGTCAACAAATTCTACAGGAAAATCTGAAAAACTATTTGTTGATGTAATAGGTATTCTAGTATCTTCTAAACCGAGGACACCATTATCAATAAAATACGTTTTATAACCCTCGCGAAATAATAACTTATTCTTATCCGTTGTTACACCGACACGAAGGCCGACATCCACTTTCCGTGTGAGCTGTGAGTATTTTTGTACACGCGGATCAGTAACACGTATATTATATGATAAGGTGTCATAATAGGGACCAAATAAAGAACCACTAAGTCTACTTTTCATTCTTCTTTTTTGAACACCATATGTTTCAACTTCAAAGAAATTATTAACATTTTTAGCTTCAAGTAGCTTCATACCTGTTTCATACCATTTACGTCTAGTGCCGTTCATATTAGCAAGATTATATAAATCTCTTCCTAATGCAATAGCAAACTGGTCTCTATCAGGCATATCTGCCATACTTAGCCTGTGAGCAAACTTTAGATAAAATTGCTGTAATGCAGATTCAGTTAAACGTTCTTTACCGTTAGGCATTCTTTTTAATACTAAAGGAATTTTGTAATCAAATGTATTACGTAACTCTCTAGCTATTTTAGGTGATATAGTGTCTTCCCAGTTATTCTTAGCACGAATATTATCAATGAAATTATCATGTAAGTCTTGTAATTGAGTTGGACCTAATACTGGATCAATATAATTATCTTGTTTGAGTTTCTTCAATACGTTGATATCACTACGTATCTGAGTTTCAATAGCATCAGAAACATTCATTACATCAAATTTAATTTGACCTTGTACTACAGCTTTAAAATTATTCCACTGTTCACCATTATTTCTAAATCTAGTAAATAATATACGCAGGTTATCTACCACGACTGCCCTTTCATTAGATCCCATTTTCTCACTAAGTAATTCATTAAATTCCTTAATAAATTCCTTATCTTTAGGCTTTAGAACATTACTTTGTTCTGTCAATCTTAAGTTATTATTTAGTACGGACGGATTGGGTTGGTATAGTCTTGTATCTTCGTATCGACCTGTGACAGGATTAAAAATGAGTTGATCTTCTGTTGGAAGACTATTAAGTACTCTTGCCTTGGCAGATTTCTTAGTATGAATAAGACCACCCCTATAATTAGTGAGTGATAATGTACCGTCTAATTCACCTGATTGCAGTAAATAATAATCTTTAAGTGTTTGTATAAGCTTAGTGTTGCCAATTAAATCATCAGGTGTCATGATTGGAAGTTGCATAGCATCAAGTTTAGCTTTAGCATTAGCAAACTTTTTTGTATCATTTGGCAGTGTATATGTGGGATCGGTCATCCGTCTTAATTCTTTAATCCCAATAGAATTACCTTCGGGATTAGTAAACTGATCTAAGGTAAGCTGCCCGCTTTGGAACATACTAACTTTTTTATAATCACCTAAATGCCTTAATTGTACATCTTGTGGCTGACGCTTTAGCCAATCATTGTATGATTCTCTAAGTGGTGTATTACCGTCATAAAAAGCCTTTTGAGCATCAGTTAAGTTCTCAATATTTCTACGTCTTACTTGTGCTACGCTTTCTAAATCTGCTATATCGCTCCATGATTTAAATACAGGAACTGTTGTAGATCTACAATGCCAATGTGCTGGTGGGAGATGTGTTGTATCGCTAATCGGATAAATTTCACCATCTCTATGGGCACATACTGGGGTTGTTCGTGCGTCAAGGACAGCAACATATTGCCATCCTTGTAACGCTTTTTCATTTGCTTTATAAATAGCATGATCAGCCTGAGAGGATACAGCTGTAATGGCTGTTATTACCAGACCTTTCGACTGCATGCGAGTTATATTATGTACATTTCCTGCACGTACTTGTAGAGCTATTTCATCTACGCTTTTTCCGTCAGCTATACCCTTACGTATAACTGCTTCTAATCTAATTTTTTCATTCTTGGCAATACCTGACCATCCCTGTTCCATTGTACCATTTTCGCTTAATGGATTTTTAAGTACAATTTCTTCAGAGATTCTATTTTTAGGTCTTTCAGTACGCCATATTTTACCCATTGCCACTTCAACTTTTTGATAAGCATATGAGAGTTGATCTGAGACAAGTGATGAAAGATCTTTTTGAACAGAATTATTAATTGACTTATAAGTCTTTCTTAACTCTTGATCAACTGCTTCTCTGAATCTTTCAAAACCCCTGCCTGATAGTTCAGCATCTTTAATTAATTTATCTAGTCTAACAACATGACCATCAATTACTAAATCAACTTTACCAGAGACTCTTCTCTCATACAGACGGATCATTGCTGCGCGATCTAGTGTTTTGTCGTATATTTGTGTATTACTATTAATGGTCATTTGGTATTCCTAGATTAAATTATTCCTTCATAGGTTTTGGTTTACTACCTGCAGCAGCCGCTTCTGACTGCATAGCATATTGATCATTATATTTTGTTGCAGCAGGAATGATTAATTCATCAGCGTTTACTTCTTGTAATGCGGCTTCATCATCATATTCAGAATCAAGAATATCATTTGCTTTTAACATCTGTAACCACACGCTTCTTGGTAATAAACCTGATTGATACCATTGAGTAACAAGATTCAACCAATCAGCACCTAAAGGCACTGGATCAAAATCTGCGGATAAATTAAACACAATATCACATGAATCAATTTGCAGGCCATATCTCCAGTTAACCATTAAGCCTATTACTTGCTTTAATGTACTAGAGATTTTTGTACTCAACACACTTAATTGTGCCGTTTGAGCAGCATTACGAATTTCTAATGCAATACCTGATTGTTCATTTTCAGTTGTAAGCATTCTAATGCCAAGTTTAGCCATTTCATCAATAGATGCTTCAATAGCTTTTTGCATATCTTGTAATGCGTCTGTGGGTGTTTTTAAGACATCTGCTTTATCATCTTGGCGTAATCTTATCCAAGACCCTAATCCAGCGTCTACAATTTCATCAAATTGTTCATCAGGCATATCTGACATAATAACAGGTGTATAAGTAGCTGCACCGTATAGTAAATGATTTCGTCTACTAATTTTATTATATAGGCTAATCTCTTTATCTACGATAGGCATTAATAATGGCATAATAGGTTCTATATTACCATTAACAGGCCATGCAGGAATATGCTTTAGCGGTTCCCCGTTATTAAGTATATTGTCAAATGTTTCTATTAATTCAAAATGGCCTGAAGGTAGTAATTGCTGCGCTTTCTCACCAATACCCCCTATTTTAAGAGTTTGATCACCATTATCTTTAGTTGTGCCCATGAACTTGCGGATTTGGTAATTACCTTGTTCGTTTAACTCATGCACCCATACCGTAGGGACTCTCAGAGCATGGAATTCATTAGTAGTATAATCTTCTGAGTAACCTTTAACAATTACATATTTTAAAACTGTTTTACCAAATACATCTACAGTTGTTGCCCAATTAACAATTGTTTCAGCTTTTTGCAAAATAGGATATGGTTTAATCATATCTCTAGTTTCTTTATCTAAGTTCTCAACATCATTAACGGATGGGTGGTCTACAAATACCCATGCACGGGATGTATTGATCTCTTCCCACAATAGTTCATCAAGAAATGCCACTAGTGTAGAGTCATCACGTCCGATATTGTTGATAAGCCAATCTTTAGCTTCTTCAGGAACTTCATCTGGTAATGTCAATATAGGAGCTTTTCTTAATAAACCCCCAACAAGCATCTTAGCAAATTGTGCAGTAATGCCTGGTAATTCAGCTTCTGACTTATAAAAGTCATATTGAGCTTGGCTCATTGTTGTAGAGAAGGGTATCAGCAAATTGCTAAATCTAATTAGATCAATATACTGATCCAACTCTTTTACAGTACGTTCCCCATTGCATACAGCACGTGCCTTATTCCACGAAGGTTTAAGATACTCATACGCTTGACAAGGATCCGCAACTGTCTTAGTAGGGCCGTATGTCATACTAAGCCTCTAATAGTCTATTAAATTCAACAATAGTGCCTTCAAAATATTCATTTGTCACGCTATTCAAAGCTGTGATTTCCTCTTCAACTTCAGTAGGTGTAATATTCCAGTTAGATGTAATTTTATTTACAAATTCTTTTGGTTGTACCTTTGCCATAACTTTAGGGGCTACGGTTAATGTTTCTTGCTGATCTGCCATTTTATTTTCCTAAAAATTTAGTTGATTCACGTTTACGTCTATTGGTTAAGCCTGGAACGACTTTACCTTCATCTTTATTCCATCTAAGGAATTGAGCAGCTACTTGATCTTTAGGTGCCCCTGCATTGAGTCGCTTCAATAATGTAGAACCTTTAAAAGCGGCTACACCTACATTATATGTAAATTCTACTAATGCATCAAATTCGTTTTGTGTTAACGGTACAGTTACGTTTTTATCAACTGCACTTGTGTATTGCTTAAGGGTAACTTTGAAAAGTTGTAACGCTCGCTCCTTAGTAATGGGAGCATCCTTTAATGTGACTCTAGTACCATTCTCATAGAAAGTACTACCAAAGCCAATAGTAGGGACGCCCTCACCATCTGGATACGGTTGCGATCTAAACCCTTCAGAACCTTTTAAGTCTTCTGCGCCTTTATCGCTAAGTTCCATAATTATACCGCTGCAACAATAACGCCAATAGCAACTTCTTTTGCTACTTCTTGTACATCAGGATTAGTCACAACTTTTTCTGCAACATCTGCTGCTTCGTGTACAGTGTGATTAATAGCTTTTCCTGCATCTTTAAATGCTTTATCTAAACTGTTTGTCAT